CAAAGCCGACCAACAGGTTCTGCTGGTCGGCTAGATATCCCTTGATTGTGTTTTTGTTTCGACCAATGGCGTCGGAATAATCCTGCGCCCACTGGTCAACCTGGTCGCTGAGGGACCCAAAGACCACGTTAAACTTGTTTTCCATCTCCTCAACTTCGGAGGCGATGCTCACGCAATCCTGGATGAACTGAGCAGCCTTCTTCACGGCAACAACGACCGCGACGCCGCCCAACAAATTCGTCGCCATATCCTTCAGCGACTTCACGCTGTTCTCCACTTTTGATTCTGTGGCTTTATCGACCTCGTAGCCGAACAGGATGCCGATGTCTCTAATCGTCACGCCGTTACTTCACCTCCTTTGAGATGTCGGCCGCGCGGCCAGCCTCCACGTCCTGCTGCATACGCATCAGGGCGTAGAGCTTGAGAGCTTCGTCCAGCGTGTAGCAGTTCTTCAGCTCCCACATGGTCGCATAATGCTCTTTGATGAGAAGGTACATTCTGAGTTCCAGCTCGCAAAAGCTGCTCAGGTCAAGGGAGCCATATTTTGCTGCATCTCCGCCGCCTTCTTCTTTAATGCTTCGATTAGGGGACCAAATCGGGCGGCGAACTTCCTGAAAAAACCGTTATAGTTGGTGCGGATGACCTCAAACGCCAAGATGAACATATCCTGGATATCCTCGCAGAAAATCTCGTTGGCAAGGTCTTCTGTGAGAATCTTGGGCTTTTCCGCATCAGGCAACTCCACGGCGATGTTCTTTCCGGCAATCAGCAGATGCTTCAGAATGGCTTCCAGCTTATCGCCAGAGATAGAAGAAAAGGCCCCCGAAATGGCGGGGACCGCGTCTTTCAAGTCGATATCCAAGAGGCCCTTGCCCTCCTCTCCCGTGTCTACAAGGCCCAGCAGGGGCGTGAGGCCAGCCATGAGGGGCAAGAGCATCGTTCCAAGCTCGCCGCTCATGTTGGCCGCTTTAAAAGCCGGGAGAGGACGGATATAAAACGTGTTCTCTCCAACCACTACTTCACGGGATTCCATCTGTTTCATGGTATACGCCTCCTTACTCATTCCATTCGCATTCGCCGGTGTCTATCTCCCACTCGCGGTTGTTGGTCTCTTTGCCGCGAGTCAACGGGGCTTTCTTGGTACACCACGCATCCTCTGCGCTGAACACCAGGCCGCCCTTCAGATCCTTTATGAGCAAGGGAAACATACCATCGCCGGTAGTCATGTCCTCATCTACCTTTTGGCTGAAGAAGGAGTTGCTGTCGCTGGTCTGGAGCAGGGCGATTTTGACCTTGTAGCTCCCATCAGGGGAAACCGCCCTGGCAATCTCACCGTCACAGCCAACCTTCTTGGTGATACCGTCGCCGTTGGCCTCAATGGTGATATAGCTGTCGTCAGCGAAGCCGGTGACGATGTGGGTCCCAGCGGAAATCGTAACTTCCTTTGGGTTATATGTTTTGACTTTGCCTGCCATAGTCTCTTACCTCCTTACGTCAGACTCTCATAGCTCAGGTGGCCGCTGATTTCAACCATGTGGATTGCGCCAGCGAGTCGGGCAGACCACTTGCAGTCGCTCAGAACACGGGATGCCTTCTTGGTGCTGGGGATACTCGCCGCCAACGGAACAGAGGTCACATATCCGGGGTTCTGAGCTCCGTCTGCGTCGTATTCTGTGGGAGCGATACCGCCGTACTTCTGGCCGTCCCGCAGGGACGCCTTCATTTGGTTCTCGATTGAGCTGATACCTCCATCTGTGTAGGGAATCTTCGGATTGACAACCAGCAGATTGACTACGCGAATCTGCATATCGTACTGCTGCCAGTCGCGGAAGCGGATAATATCAATCCACTCCCCAGCGTTGACCTTGCCTCCCTGGGTGACATTCCTGGAAGCAACGTTCATCAGGAATGTGAAGTTGGCTTTCTCCAGCTTCTTGATGAAGTTGCCCTTCAGCTTGGCCGGGCTAACGGCAGCAAGCTGTTTAAGCGCCCATGTCTCCTCACCTGCATGGAAGCTCATGGCCTTGACCGCCAGAGCCGCCGCCATGCCGTACTTGTTTTCAGCCGGGATATCGTTGTCGAGCTGATCTGCCGTCTCCTTGGCAAAGATGGGATAGCTGCGGTAGTAGAGGCCGGGTTCCACAATGGGTGCATCCGGGTCGTTGTCGATGTAGCCGCAGATTTTGTTCTGCGTCTCCGTCCACTGAATAACCTCCACCACCTGCTCTTTGCTGAGCCCCACCGGGCAAATGCAGTACCAGCCATTGGTCTCCAGGGCATTATTCAGGATATCGGCAATAGTCGGGAGAGCCGGTTCCTCCGTCTCCGCGTCCACCACGCCGTCGGCAAAGGCCACATAGACCTCACGCGGCCTGGGGGACTGAGAAAAGGCTATCCTTGCGGCCACGCCTACGGGGTCTGCCCCGTCGCCGGTGGCGATGATGCCCAGGTCGGTCAGCTCCGAAAGACTGTTATACACACCGACAGCAGGCACTTCTTCTATCGGGGCTCTGGGAGCCGGACCGAGGATGAGGATATTGTCAAAGCTGGCATTGGCGGAAATTGGGCTGTCCAGCACAATGTCAACCTTGCAAATCCTGTCGAGATTTTCGCTCATGTCTTGTTTTCCTCCTTTACGAGTTTGTCATTTATTTCGACGTTCGTGAAGTAGCCGCCTTCCTCAGCGACCAGCTCCGCGTTGCCGCCTCCGCTTGGCGTTTCCTTGAACTCAGGTTCCAGGCTTGTAACATCATCCGCCTGGATGTCGCCGCCCTCATACTCGAAGGGCTCTCCTTCCGGGCTCATGCCGCTGTGCTTAACGCTCTCCGGCGCAAGGGTCCCGGTGTAGCCGAGGGCCGTCATGGTGAAATAAACCGTAACCTCCATCATGGCGCGGAACTCATAGTTAGTATCGTGGATGAGCCCTGTGAGGTCCTGCACCGTAGGCGGCACAATAATTGCGATGTCCCGGATATGGCACCATTGGGTAACATAGTCGGAGTTTAAAAAGCTCGCAAATGCGAGCAGATCGTCTTCGGCGGTGTTCTCGGCCACTGGCGTAAAGCCGAGCGCCACCTCCCGCTGTTCTCCGTTCGTGAATAGGTCAACCTGGATTGGCACAGAGGCCGGATAGAACGCGACAGGTCGCCCGTCTATGACTTTGACTGGCGGATTTAAAGGGCGGGAAACGTGGCCCGTTGTGAGCTGCACAAGGGGCTTCTTAGGCTTTGGGGTGAAGCTCTGATTGGCAAATCTCACGGTGGCCCCGGTGAAGTAAAGCTCCGTCAGTTTGCGGATGTTTGTTTTCAACTCTGCAAGTGTCACAGGCAGCAGCACCTCGCCTTCCCGTCCGGGCCGATTTCAGGACGCGGGACCCTCCGGGCCTCCGACTCAGATACCAGCACGAACTCACTCCGACAGTGGCCCAGCATAGTGTGGTCCCAACCAAGGGAGCTGACGCACTCATACCAATGGCCTTCAGGGTCCATCTTCCCCATGTAGAACAGCCAGTCACCGCGTCGGCCGGTAGACTGGTCAGCGGTGGTAAATACCAGGTCTCCGAACGCCTTCATGCGCTTGGTTCTCTGCTCACCTTCAGGAAGAGCCTTGACCTCATCCTTTGACAGCGGCTGCACGTTGAGCGAGGCTGTTGTGTCGCTGAAGGCGGCGACGCCGTAGCCCTCCATGGTGCTTTCCTCGCCGAAGCGGCGGATAACGAACTCACGCCTGAAAATTCCAACGCCCATCCTAGCTCTCCCCTTTACCCTTGATGACGTACTTCACGGACTGACGCATCCGGCCCGTGTCAATAAGCGGATGGTCTGAGCCCTTCTTTCTTATGGTGCTAGGGGCGTTTGCCGCGAAGCCACCGCTGCCTATCTTCTCCTGGACCAGAGACACACCGAAGGTCCCGGTCTGCTTCAGGATGCTCTCAGCGGTCCCGCCGGAGGTCAGGGTCTTCAGGTTCTTGCCGCACATGGCCCGGATTTTGTCCTCGTTCTCATCGACGCTCATCCGCAGGAACGGACGGGACGGGGATGTCGAAGTACCAAGCTCATTGAACAGGGCAATCTGAGCTACATCAACACCTCTGTCGTCAGTGGCATCCCCTGCCTCAAAGCCGACTAAGACCTTCAGCTCTGACAGTTTCTTAATCTCAGCAAAAAAACGCTCACCTTCCGGGGTCAGCCGGTCCCAGCCGCCGCTCATATGCGCTCACCCGCCGA